CATTGGCTACCATAATTACAAGCATGAAGGCCATGCCGGCCATAACTCCAGTGTAGAAATCGTCGCTCATGCTGGGATCCTTTTCATCAGGTTAGATACCTGGCTGGCAGACCAGGCGTAGTTGCCGCGAGGCGTTTCGATCTTGCGCTCAGTCAATGCAGCTGCAATGGCACGCAAGCTGCTGTAACCAGCTGCTTTGAGGTCGCGCAGGATTGGTGCAATTGATTGTGCAAATGAATCGGCAGAGGCTTTGAGAGCTGCTACGCCGGCAGCTGAGCCGATCTCTGGAGTTGGTGAGCCCAACACAACACCGCGAGCTTTAGCGGCTGCCAGAGCTGATTTGGTGCGGCTAGAGATCTGTTCACGCTCGAACTGTGCAACCACTGCACGCACACCGAACTCCAGGGTGCCAGCGTTTGGCATATCGGCTGCAACGATATCAACACCGGCTTTGCGCAGTGTCAGCAGGAAGGCTGCATCACGCGAGAGACGATCAATCTTGGCGATCAGAATAGCAGCGCCGGTTTTGCGGCAGAGATCGAGAGCTGCTTCAAGCTGTGGACGGTTATCCACTTTGCCTGATTCTACTTCGGTGAATTCAGCAATGATGCTGTCGTTGTAGGACGAGACTAACTGCTTTTGGGATTCAAGACCAAGACCAGAACGGCCTTGCTGTTCGGTAGAAACTCGGAAGTAAGCAACGTATTTCATGTGATCTCCTGTTGGTCGGTAGATTGGTTGAGATATCTCAACAACCCCGATTCTACAGAGTTCAGCGGCTGCGTCAACAAAAATCAGCAAATATTTTAAAAATAATGTTATCGTTGGGATATCTCTAGGAGGGTATATGCAGGAATTTAATAAGTTCTTTGTAAGATTGCGGCCAGATACCAGGCGTTTGCTGGATCGTGCATCTGCAGATATGGGCAGAAGCAGGGCATCGCTGATTGATGAAGCGGTTAAGCAGCTGCTATCGAGGCGCTACAGCAGCACTGTTGAGCTGTTGGATCAGATGATTGCGGCACACCAATGAATGGCCGCGGAGCTAGGAAAAAGGGCGCTGTTGGTGAGCGTGAGCTGGCTGGGATACTTAGCGACAAGCTAGGTTTTGTGGTCAAGAGGAAACTTGGCCAGGCTAGAGACGGTGAGGACGATATCCAGGTTGGTAAGTTTAGGATCGAGGTCAAGCGCAGGGAACGGATTACTATTGACGATTGGTGCAAGCAGGTGGAAGCGTGCATACAGCCTGGTGAGATACCGGTGGTGGCTTACAGACGCAATGGCCAGCCATGGCGTGTTGTGCTGCTGCTAGACGATTTCATACCAATGGTGCGTGATCAGTTATGATTTCTTGGCTGTGGACTGTTGAACAGATCTCAGGCAAGCGCACAAGCCTGGTGGACAATCTACCTACCAGGCAGGTGATTAAGTTTGGCATGGATACCAGCATTAAGCAGCAAGGCAAGAAGAAGCGTCATGATGAGAGGATCATGGCCATATTAGAGGAACATGGAAACCTGTCTACGCCTGATATCTTTGAGGTGATGCTGCGACAGGGCAATCCTATTGGAACAGAGCAGATATTTAAGATCTGCAAAAGATTACAGGCTGCAGGTGCTGTTCAGATGGTGATCAGCAAGCGGCCACATACAGGACAGAAGTTGAGCATATGGTACATAAAAAGCAGCACAAAGTAGAGTTCCCGATTGGCGGCAATGCGACAGGTATCAGGTTTTGCACTAGCTGTCAGACTAAGCAAGAGCTCAAAGGTGGCGAGTTCTGCACGTTTAACTACGGAAGGAATCAGAGATGGATCTGCGTTTCTTGCAAAGACAGAAGAGCTGCCAGGCTTGCGTGCATTCAGTAGCTCACTCAGAGGGTTTGTGGTGCAAGTATTGGGATAGAGAGACTAACGGTTTGTGTGATGCGTATCACCAGGCAGAAGCAGAGCTGTCGGATGCGTTGACGATCAAAGGAGAGAGCAATGAGTAATGTGAAACTAGTGCCAAAGATAGTGGAAGAGGAGCCCAAGAAGCGCAGGGTAAAGAACCAGCTGGCCAGTGTTTGGAATCCAGACTTCAAGTATAAGCCTGGTGGCACCGCGATGGATCTGGCCAGGAAGTTTGAAAAGATTCGCAGGGATATGCAGAAAGAGACAGCTGAAGAGGAAACAAAGGCTGTGCTGGGCAGGGTTAAATGAAGATTGATTGCGAGTTATGCAGTGGCCATCATCTACCTGCAAAGACGGTGACTGTGGACGGCAAAGAGACTTGCACATACTCGGAAGCCTGGCGGCATGAGTGTGAGATACAGCATGCAATGCGACTGCCGGACAAGGCTAGGAAGCCAAAGGTAACTAAGTTGGATTATTTGGTGATGGTGGAGAAAGAGCGCGGAGAGCCGGCCAGGAAGCAGCTCAGATCAGCGATGGTGGCTAGGTATAACAGGAGCAAATGATGGTGCAAGTATTGTCTATAAGTATCTTCTTGGCTGGTGTGATCATTGGCCTGATCCTGGGAGTAATGATAGGCATGCTGCTATCAATGGACAGGTACAAAGATGATTGAGTTTGCACTACCGGCAAAGCCTAAGAGTATTAGAAAGAAGCAAACACCACCGAGAAAGACTCCATTTGCAGTGATACCAACGAGATCATTGACAGACAAGACCATCACAGACAGGAACAGAACGGTACTGGCCATGGTCAGCTCATTTGCAAGCAGAGCCGGCATAACCTGGGTAAGCCAGGGCAGAGTAGCGCAAGAGCTCGGCGTAACCAGGCAAGCTATCAATAAGCAGATGAAGATCCTATCCAGAGCTGGATACATCGAGAAGATCGGTAACAGCTACTCAGGAAAACCTGGCATTGCAGGTTGTACGTGGCGTGTAATCTACGATAAATCACTGTCAGCTGAAGATCAGATAGCGATTGCTGGCAATGGACATGAACTAGAAGTTAATAGCATGTATGTAACAGATGAACCACTGATTGAGCCAACATTACCAACGGAGGAACCAATGAGAAAGCGTAGAGTGAGAGAGCTGGAGGTTGCACAAGAACGTGATGTCATAATGGCACAGGACTATAGTAGAGAGTTTGTACAAGCATGCAGGACGATCTGCGGCGTTGATCGTGTGCTAAATGAGCAAGATGCCAGAATTGCATCGGAGTTGGCAGATCGACAGTTGCCAATTGAGAAATGGCAGCAGATCCTGCGCGATTCGCTGCATTGGCACCAGCAATCAGGCAAACAGCCACCGCTAGGCCTGGGATTCTATAGGCAGGTGGCGTTATCGCAGCAGGACTAAGCGCAGAGGGTGTGTGTACAAAGCCCAAACGAACATTTGAAGTTTGTACACATGCCAGTTTCGTTATCAAAAGAATACGTAGCGTTAACAGAAAGGCACTATTGGGGGGGTGGGGTCGGTGTAGCGATTGGGGTGTGTGACACAATTTTTCCTGTGTTTTCCCTACAGATGCGTTTATTGCGTTTGTTTCGAGTGCAGCAACCTAACCCATATATATGGCCAAGCTATAAAAGCTGTCTGCTCTAGTTTATCTAAGCTCCTGCTACTGCAGGTGGAGGTATTAGCCCCGATCTGTCTATGTGTATCCTATCCAGGCATAGAAAGAAGGAGAGCTGCCCCATTAGCTACGTTTATTCCCTTGGTCGCAGACTACCGGCGGGAGGGCTGGGTAATGGCCCCTGCCTCAATACTACCAAATCTATCTGCATAACAATATATATTTAAAAGTAATGCTTGCTGTCTATATCCGAATAGTTAGCTATATAGGTCTTTTTACTTACAAATTGGTTTAGCCTATGTGTGTGGGGAAAGCGGATGCTGTGCCGGTTGAGGACGTGGTGCAAGACCACCCGGATTGCAATCACAGTGCAGCGAGTACCCCACTTTATTTTTTATGGAGAAAACATGGATAAGCCTAAGTACGAACATAAGCCAGGTAACGGTAGTGCGTTTAAGAATAATTTTAAAAAGCCTGGGGACAGTAAGCCAGATTGGAAGGGTGAACTAAAGTTGGAGGATGGCACACTGGTCAAGATTGCTATGTGGGAAGGTGTTACTAAGACCGGCTCTCCTAAGTTGTCGATCAAAGTGGATAAAGATAAAAGTGATGGGATACCTTTCTGATGGCCACTAAAAAAAGAACTAAAGGAGCTGATGTTAGGGTGGGTGCCATGGCCGAGGTTGGCCTGTACCCAGCTTATATCTTGCGAGGTATCGTCTACCTGCCACACTACAACGAAAGATTGTTTGTCTCTCCTGGCTATGGACTAACCCACTGGAATACCTATCAGGGTATTGAGTTGAAAGCCATGGGTGGGCAGATGGTTAAGTTGAGCCTGTTTAAGCGCTCTGCTTTCGAGGAGTATTCTCAATGAGTAAAATGATACTATTGTTGCCACTATTGCTGGCAGCCTGTGCTACTGAAAAACAGGTTGCTGTCAAAGCGCCTGAGATCGAGCTGGTGATGGATAAGCAGATGCAGCCAATGACCAGGAACGAGGTAATCATGGCTATTAATGAGTGCGAGAAGAACGGCACCAGAGCTGTGGTTATTAACTCCAGGCGCAAGATCAATGGCTACTCAGCTGAAGTGGTGGTAGATGTTACCTGTGCTCCGAGATATTATTGATGGCCACTAAAACAAAACATCCAAATCAAATACCTAGCCTGAAAAACTGGGGTGGTGTTCGCTTAATCCAGAAACGGATGGAGCGTTCTGCCACCCTGGAGTCCAACAGAGAAGCTGTTGCCTATGCTTTGCTGTCAATGGCCAACACTAAGATCACTGACATTATGGATTGGGACAGTGCCGGCAATGTGACGGTAAAAACTCCTAGCCAAATGCCAGAGCACGCACTGCATGCCATCAAGAAAATTACTAGTCGAGTGGATAAAGATGGCAATGCATTCCTAGAGATTGAGCTCTACGACAAAGTGCAGGTACTAAGGCTGCTGGCCAAGGCATCAGGATTGTTGGATAACCCAGAAGGTAGCGATAAACCTAGTGTGATTGGTATCAATATTAAGTCACCAGAAGTAATTGATGTGGAGGATAAAGATGACTAAAGATGACATTATCCGCATGGCGCAAGAGGCTGGGTTTAGTCCGCTGTGGCTAACATCTGGCGGGAATCCTCCACACTTTGAAGTGCCAGCCGTCATCGTTGCACGGTTTGCCGCCATAGTCGCAGCAGCAGAGCGCGAAGCGTGTGCAAAGTTATGTGATGCAGAATGTAATCCTACGCCGAATGAAGGCAT